CACCGTACCATCTGCCGCTAAACTACAAACTACATTTACAACAGAAGCCTGAGTAAACGTACTCCCATCGCTGTCTGTTACTGTAATGTCAGGAAGTATTAATGTGCCACCACTAGCAACGGTACTCGTATAACTACTATCGCTGTTCTCTACCGTCGCATCCGCAGCAGGAGAGCAGACCACATCTTGAACACTAGGCACATTCCTAGTTGAGCCATCTGAATCAGTTACTTGAATATCAGGCAACACCAATGTGCCACCACTAGCAACCGTATTCGTGTAACTACTATCGCTATTTCGCACCGCTCCTCCACTTCCTGCATCAATCGTGTAGCTGCCGCCTGAAGGTATTTGCGTGATTAACTGCCCTGAAGGAGTTAATAAGTTTCCAGGAGCGCAAGCCGTGTCAGGAAGCGCTCCGCAATAGCTCAAGACAGGAATACCAATCAACACTTCGATAGCCGACAAATAAGCAGGCATGATTTGCCTTTCGTCGCCCCCTGAAATCGTTTGCCCCCCTGTTGCGAATTTCGCGTGATTCGTGCGAGCTACTCTGCCTATCTCTCCTAACAATGGAGAAGCCTTGCAAGCATTGACAAAGGCATCTATTAAATTAGTCAAAGGGTCGAATACCTCCGTGTAATGGTCGCTAGTTTCCCAGTCGTTCTGCATAGAATTGAAGAAGTACAACCGAACATCCCCTTCAGAGTCAATCGACGAAAGCTCATCTTCAGGTTGCGAGCGCTCCAACAACTCGAACATCCAAATCATCGGCATTGAGTCCTTGATGTTCATGGCCGCCACTTGCGCGTGAACGTCCTTGTATTTACCAAAAACAAACGTAGGCTTGGCAATTGGGTAAACCAACCCGGCCGTTGGTGCAGAAGCCCCTGACAAGGTAAGCGAAGAATTAAAAGTAAACGCCTCTACTCGATAGGTAACACCGTCAATAACTACTGTCTTGCCGACGTTCAGGTACTGCGTGTTCTCGCACTCGCAAACGTAATGGCCGTCTGGATTGGTAGTCACCGACTTGAATTTCAAGTTCAGCGATAACTCGTTTGTAATTACGGTCGAAAGAATGTCCTTTACTTGCCTCATAACATTGATTGATAGTCGAAGTTGCAGCCGTCAAAGTTAGGGTAGTCGGTCGGGTTGTCGTCCAAATAAAGCTGAAGATACCTAACGGCCTCGACCGCCCTGTTGTTTACTACTACCGACTTCTTCATTAAGCCTTCTGTGTTTGCAGCCTCCTGATTGATTGACTTGTTTCCGGTGCTTATGTTTACAATCGACTGCTGAGAAACAAAGTCGCAGTAAGTGAGATAAACAAGAATGTTTTTTAAGCCCAAACAATAGAACGGAATGTGATCAACAACAGCCTCAAAGTCGCCCCATATAGTTATCCATTTCGCAGTAGTAGGTACAGCAGGGTCGCCCGTCAAGTCGTCGATAAACGCCTGCCCTAACTCGTCGCCCATAATGCGCTTGATAATTGAGTAGAGCTTCTTGTCCACTAGGAATGTAGCCAAGTCTGTGTCCGTGTATTGGTCGGTCGCTATCTTTGTGTAACCGCTCGCAAAATCTGTTGTTTTTAAAATACTCATAATGCAAAGTTACAAAAAAGCCCCGACAAATAATCGTCGAGGCTACCAATCTAAACACACACAAAAATTATTCTGCTTTATTCTTTCTAGCGCGAGGTTTTTTGGTTGGTTTAGCTTCTTCTGCTTCAGGTGCTTCTTCTTTGGTTGTGATACCTGATTGAGTTGCCGCACCTTTGGCAATTAAGATTTTCCCTGTTTCCTCGCTTACTTCTTTTTCAACGCCTTTCTTAAGGCTGAATTTACCTGTTCCGATTATTTTCATGATTTCAAATTTTGACAAAGGTAGAAAATTATTCTTTTTCAGGCTTACACTTCTTTAACCCATCAATCGCTTGCTCTAATAGCTCAATGGTTTCATCAAAGGCTTTGAACATCCCTAGCGACTCTTGCTTCGGTTGCTCCTTTTTAATAGCGCGCATTTGTTCAAAACCGATATAAAAATTGTAATAATGTTTGTTTCGGACTACATACCTTTCTTCAAAACTGTTATTAAGGTCGCATATAAACTCGAAGGCTTCCCACTCATGATTATCATTATCCCTAACCTCAACCATCTCGCCTCGCTGTGGTGCTAGGAATTCTTCGAGGGTTATTTGTTTAGCACCGTGTTTTATGAATGTTTCTGAACGATTGCCAAAACTCAAAGCACCAAACTCATCTAAATAAAAAAACCTATCTGTTAAATGTGAGGGTGTCTTTTCACCATCCCTCCAGTTATACCCAAGCTCAAAGGCTCTTTCCTGAAACTGTTTAGCTTCTCCCCCGTTTCGCGCGTAAAACTTCAAGTCCTGCGCTTTATAGTTGTCTTTCATAATCTTCCTTTTTAATATTAGACCACAAATATATAAATAATTAGATACACAAAAAAAAGCCCCACGAAAATATCGCAGGGCTTCTTTCGATGAATAAAGAGTACTATCGCTTGAAATAGCCCCTCCCTTAATTTAATTCAATTAGGGAGTTTCGAGAAGGGTTTTATCAGTAGAAAAGTCGCCTTTCACAAACGCAGTTCTGTCATTATTCTTAACGAAACAAACACCTCTCCATTCTGCGCGAACAGTACGAAGGTTTTTGGTGAAGTCGTCTGAATCCAAACCAACTTCAATGTTGATGTCAGAACGGTCAAGAACAAATGCGCGGCTAAAATCGCCAATTAAGTACTGGTCTTGAGTTACCAAAGTAGTCGGGATAATTGGTATGCCTGCAAGTGATAATTGGCTACCTACCATGAACAAGTTTTCAACGTAACGCTTGTCAGTAGCAGAAACCTTTGCCATTTTCAAGCTTGTTACATCCGAAGGGTGCATCAAGATAGCTGTCGGAGCTCCTTGCTCTGCAATAGCGATTTGGTTGACGGCTACGTTCAGAACGTCAACGATGTTAGCGTTGTCAACTGTTCCTGCAAATGTTCCTCCTGCGAAAGCAGTAGCTACATCGTAGATACCGTGAAGGTTGTTTCCAGCTCCATCGCCTGAGTAAACACCAAGTTCAACGGCTTTTAACAGCTCACGAAGCAACTCATTGTTGATTTCGCTTGCCATAAAGTCGATGTCCTCAATCATCTCATCAGTAACTTTGATAAAGGCAGTAGTTTTAACTACATTTTCTAAACCTAAAAGGATGTCAAAGTCGATTTGATTTTTAGCTGCACCTTCGCCAGTCTGTCCTGCTGAACCGTCTTTGTTAGCTTGGTAAGCCCACTTAATCAAGTTCGACTGAGTTCTACCACGAGAAACCAAATCCAACAATCTCACTTGACGTGAAGCGATTGCATTTAGGCCTGGAATTAGCTCTGGTTGTGGAAGCTCTCCAGTCACGTTGCTTGTAATGCTCATAGTACCTGCTGCTTTAAAAGCAAAGCCTGCTCCTGCAACATCAGTAGATTTGAAAGAACCATCTCGGTTAGCGATAGTCTTCAATTTCTCTGCGTTCTCTTTTAAGCCCAACTCGATAGCTTCTTTCACGCTTGTCGCTCTGTGGACTTTTTCGCCTTCATGAAGCTTGCGAAGTGCTACTCCTTGCTCCTTCAATGCAGCGTTCAATGCTGTCATCTGCTTGGCGATGTTCTCATTGATTTCATTCTGAATTGCTTTCAAATCTTCTTTCGAAGCTTTGTTCTCAATCATAGAATCGCGAAGGTCATTCATACCCTCGTTAAAATCAATCATGTGTTCGGCTTGCTTCTCGGCATCTAGCTCTGAGAAGGTAGTTTCTGTTAAGCCTAAGTGCTTAACGTAGTCAGCGAATTTAACGCCTGACTTGTACTCAAATTTCTCCATTTCTTTGTTTTTTAGAGATTATACAATAGATTATTCAAGCGGCTTACTTAAAAGTGCTTTATGGAGAGTGTAGTATTAACGGCTCTTTATTACTTGGCAGTAAGTGCCTATGTCAAGCTGCAAAGGTATTAAAACCTTTTCAGGAATAAAGAAGGTTGTTTCTTAACATTTGTTGGCAACGCCTTGATGTTTTCAATTCCAAGTACAGGAGTCATTACGTTGCTACCGAACAGAACAGCGCTAACCTCAAAGATTTTAGCTTCCTTAACGGCAAAGAAATAACCGCGTTGTTCAGCTTTTTCTTTGTTAATTACTTGAGGGAAGTACTTGAGCCAGTTCTTGTATTCGTCGCTGTCGCCTTCCTCATTGATAGCCATGTCTATTTTTACATACTGCAACCCTATCGAATGCTGAGTTACCTCGCCATTCTTGTACATTAGGTACAGCTTCTCGTCATATTCACGCTTCGGTTCAAACTCGAATATCAATCCTTCGGCTTGTTTTACTTCACCTTCAGTATAGCCAATGTCAGAGAGAACAATATCTTCTGCATATACCGCAAGCGTTGTGCCTATCTTAGCTCCTATGCTATGCTCGTGATCGCGAAGCACCGGAATCGAAGTTCCTTTTTCATTGATTGACTTTAGCCAACTTCCAGGAAGCATCACGTCGTCGTGGCTGTCCATCCAGTTCGCAAGGTTGGCTATCAACTTCACGGAAAACCTATCGCTAACATCTGCTTTATTTGCTGTTGCTTTGGTCGCAGCTAAAAGCATAGACACATCAGAGAAAATAGGAAGCGCCCTTTTCTCTTTGATTATTTCGTCTTTCTTCTCTCGAAGGTGAGCGAATAACTCTTGCTTTGTTTCGAATGTTGGGATAGTTACTCTCATTGTTCTTGGTTATTAGTTGTTTCGCCTCGTGAAGTTATTGGTTTGGCTGTGTCGTATTGCTCGCCTGTTAAAGGCTCGTAGCCGATTTCTTGCCTAGCTTCGTTTGGTGTGATTATTCCTGCCTTCACATCTTCTCTTGCCTGAAGTCTAATTTCTTGTGGAGAAGGATTTAAGGCTTCAATCTCGGCTGTTTTAATTTTTATTAGATACTTCTTGCCGTCCATTTGTCCCCACCTCGAAAGGAATTTGCGCTTGTAGCCGTAAAGGAATCGCTTAGCATTAGGGATAAACACATCGTTGTAAAGGGTCTTCACCGCTTCTTCTCTGTTAGCGTGTGTCTTGTTTTCAGGGTCGTTGAACATTTCAGAAGGCATAAAGTAGGCCGTGCAAAGCTCCCTGAGTAGCTGGCTACCTTGCTCAATCATTTGCATGTCCGAAGCCGCCGCACCTAACTGCTGCACACGCGCAGGGCTACCGATTGTGATTACTGAATTTGCTCTGTGCGCTCCTCCTAAGTCTTGCCTAGTAGCTTCCTCAACTGCTTTTCTGTCTTTCTCAGTTAAGACTAACCCGGTGCTTCCACCTTCTCCGGAGATAAGATTTGACACCCCTCTGTTTTTAAAGTACCACGCTTGAGCAGTCGCTTGGTTGTTCGAAGCTTCTAGCTTGTTCCAAGCCGCTTGCAATGGAGAAAGTCCATTTCTGTATAGCATCGAATCAACTGAGGGATTGAACATTCTCAGGTGCATAACCTCGTGAGGCATGAATTTCTGAACGCTGCCTCTGTTTGTGAATTGATAAGAACGCACTTCGCTAAGTAAGTCGTTTTGATTCTCAAGCACTATTTTCATCAATTCAGGAGGTGTACCGATAAGTCTTTCAGGCATAAATCCAATCTCTGAGGGGGCGATGAAATAAGCCTCACCGTTCAGAAAATAAAAAGCCATTTGGGCTTCGAGGTATTCTGCGAGCGTTTGGTCTTGGTTTGGATAAAAGACAAGGTCGTAAACCTGTCCTTCGGTGATTTCGATTAATTCTCCATTGCGTTCTTCGTAAAGGCCAAAGGGAAGAAAAGCTACTCCTTCAGCGGCTTTCTTAACAATAGCGTAGATATTCAGATTACTCATGTAACCTAATTCTACTGCCTGTCTGTCCGAAATTGAGTTGTACGAAAATGATGTTCCAAGCGGAAGAAAGAAGTTTCTGAATGTCGGCTCTGAGCGTAGTGTTCTCCACCAGTCTTTAAAGCCCCCAAGACGTACCGCCATAATATAGTTTTTGCAAAATTACAAAAATAAAATGATAGGGTGCAAAATGATTATTCTACTACCTCCAAACATTCATTTTTAAAAATGTCACCACATAGCCGAGCGCGTCAATAGCGTGGTTGTGACTGTCTATTGGTACCTCACCTCTCTTGTCTGCCCATATGTAGTTATTTAGCTCATTCTCTAAGTTCGGGCTATCGTCTATAATTATCTGAAAGTCTTGAATCCACTTGATCCGCTCGACAACTATTCCAGGGCGCTTGAAGCACGGGTTCATGTTATACCCCTCATCACGCATCGAGTTGATAGTAATCATCTCGGCAATGTCGGCAATGATGAGGTCGTCTTTGGAGCAGTTATGCGCGATCATACGCTTTAGCCAAGACTCGCCTCTGTGGCCTGTTGGTTCATATACTAGCTCCTTAACGTATAGCAAGCGCTTGTCGTAGTCGGCAGCTACTTTGATTAGAACAAATGGATCTTTAATTCCCCAGTCAACACCGAACATGAAAGGCAATGTATCATTAAACGTGCCTTTCTTCCACCTTGTGAATATCGCCCCTTCAAGCGCTGCATATTCCCCAAGACCATAAACCTTCCACCGGTATTCGTTTGCCGTTCCGTTGGCTATGTTTTCGGGAGTAGGCTCGTAGGATAGTATCTTCTGAACGGTCTTTTCCTCCAAAAAAGGGTTGTGCTTAAACGTGCTTTTGATTGTTCTCGTTTCTTTCCACCCCTCCATATTTTTGTCAGTTAGCCAAAAAGGACTTGAAGGGTTAAAGTCTGCCCATGCGTGTTTAGTGGTTCTGACGTAAATAGCGTCGAAAATTTCAAAGGAAATACCATTGACCTCATTGAAAAAAGTAAATTCACGCTTGCCATTCTTCGCGTCTTGCTCATCATCGTAGGAGTTAAACTCGATTTCACTCCCATTATAAAAGGTAAATATACGGTCCGTCTTGTTGTAGTCTTTTACTATTGACTGAATAAAAGGGCTTGAGTTGTATATCCTGAAAGCATCCCTGATAGCCCCCTTTTTTAAGTTCGGAATATCTTGACCGATTACTGAAATGGTAACGCCTGGATTCTCCCAAGCTTTTATAAACAGAACCTGAAGGATTGAGTAAGTCTTTCCTGAAGAAGTACCTCCTCTATTTATCGTCAGCTCACAGCCCTCAGGTATAAGGTAGTTAGCATCAAATAACTTACTTGTTCTGAACGGTTGGCTCATCGCCTTCGCTGATTATGGTTACTTTGCCGCCCTGAATGTTTACGTTTTGCGTGTTTTCAGTCTTATCACCAAACACCTTTGGGTAGAATTTCGCCATTTTCCACTTCAAGGTCTGAACCAATGTATTGTAAGTAGAAGGGTCTATCTCTTTAGTAAGGAGCATATCCTTGTAGTCGTCCATCTCTTTTTCTAATGCTTCAGCTTTATCTTGATGGCTATTTATATACAATGTTTGTAATTCTTCATGCTCTCTTTTCCACCTTCTGAATGTACTCCAAGAAGGGAATCTATCGTTACTGTCCAGTATTTGCACAGTATTTCCTCCCTTAGCTATTTCCTCGCATATTTCGAGGCATATATCGTAGTTATATTCAGTCAGTCTAGCCACTTCACAGAGTTTGCTTACAGCTTGTCCACTTCTTTTGATAAACATCGTCGTAACCCTGTTGAATGTTACGGCAGTCGTTTTTTGTCGTGATAACTGTTTCGTTTGTAATTTGGTCAGTTGCTGCGTCGTAATCGTAGCAATAGCAATCCCTTTTAGGGCTGCATGAGGCTATAATAGCCGCTAAAATGATAATACTTCCTATTGTTTTCATAGTTGCAAAGTTAAGCATATTTCTTGTACCACTCCATAAAGTCGTCTATTGAGCGGATGATGAGGTAAACTTCTCCGTTAGCTTCAGCTCTAGCCTTCTCCTCGTGTTGATAGTCAGACATCCTATCTTTGCCTACCTTCACTTCAAAGTTTACCATTTTTCCAAAGATAAAGCACTTGACATCTGCTCTGCCTTTTTTAACCTTTGCGTTGAATACGTATTTCTTGTTTCCCCTTGCGTCAGTTATGAGTTGTCCGGAATCAACTGAATTAATCGGGTCGCCTCCAACTTTGCGTAGGGTCTTGACGATAACCGCTTCGATGTATTTTGAAAGATACTGCCGATGCGAAGTATTCTTGTAAAAAGACTGCTTTGGCGTAAGCGG